GCGACCGGACCAACTGGCAGCATGACACGATCAACGGCGACACCGTGGCGATCAAGCTGCCCGGCGAGACGGACGTGAGCTACTTCGCCCACAAGGACGGCATGACCGAAACGGCTGCCACCGCGTGGCTGAAGGCACACGCCGGAATCAGCGACAGCAGCCCGGCGGAAGAGACCACAAGCGCGGCGACGGAAACAACCAGCGGCACCTGATGAAAGCAGGCCGGAGGGCTTCGGCCTTCCGGCCGCTTTTGTTGGTTTTGGGCCGTGAATAATGAGTAAAGGACAGGAGGATCCGGAAAATGACCAAGTATGAAGACATGATGAAAAAGCCGGGCGCGCAGGCGGGAAAGCCGGAAGTGGAGCTGAACGGGGTAACCTACAGGCTGCGGTTTGACCTGCAGGCGCTGGAGCAGATTGAGGAAAGCTTCGGCGGGCTGAAGGAAGCCTTCCAGGCGCTGCGTGGCGGCGGAATGGTGAAGGCCGTGAGGAAGCTGTTCGCGATCCTGGCGAACAGCCAGAAGGACTACGAGGACAAGCCCATGGACGTGACGGAAGACACGGTCGGCCGGCACACCGGGATGGGAAAGCTGGTGGAGATCAGCGCAGCGATCCAGGCAGCAGTGGAGAAGGGCATGGAAAGCGAGACGAACGGCGGGGAGGCGGACGACGAAGAGCACGACGCCCTGGCCGAGATATATGACGAAAAAAACGGGTAAACCGGCGGCCGACGCGGGCCCGGGAGTATTACGGGTACGCGCTGATCGCCGGGGTACAGGCACGGGAAGCCAGGCGGATGACGCCGGGCTGGATCCGCGACATGTATAAGATCCGGATGGACTACGACCTGCAGATCAACTGGGGAAAGAGCATCCGGAAGATGACCTGATCCGGGTTACATTGCGTGATCCGGATCAGCTGATTTTTGTGTAACCGGAAAAGGAAGTGATGGAACGTGGCGAAAGAGATCAAGCAGAAGATCACGCTGGAGGGCGAGAAGGAATACAACGCGGCGATCAAAGAAGCGCAGCGTAACCTGAAGACCCTGAAGAGTGAGCTGAAGGCGGAGACCGCGGAGCTGGGGCGGAACGCCACGGAGCAGCAGAAGGCCGAGACGAGGCGGAAGAACCTGCAGAAGAGCATCAAGGAGCAGGAGAAGATCGTCAAGACCTACACGAAGGCCCTGGAAGAGGTCCGGGAGAAGTACGGCGACAACGAGGACGAGGTTCAGAAGTGGGAACAGAAGCTGAACAACGCCCGGGCTACGCTGGCCGGCATGAAAAACGACCTGGACGGACTGGGGGAAGGCTTCAAGAAGGCGGAACGGGACGCCCAGATGGGCACCGTGGCAGCGAAGAGCTTCGCCGACAGTATCGGGAAGATCGCGGACGCGGGCGAGGCTGTGAGTTCCGGGATCGAAAGTCTTTTCCGGGGCATGGTGGACACGGTGCGCGGCGCCATCTCCGAAGTATGGGCCGACATGGTGGACCTGGCCGGACGGGCCAACAGCTGGGTGGACCTGGCTGGCTTCTGGAACACGGACGCCGCGACGATCCAGAAATGGACCCACGCGGTGGAGGGCGCCCACAACAGCTTCGAAGACCTGAACAACGCGGTGACCCGGATCAACATGGGCGACCAGAAGAAGATCGCCGCGGCGACGCTGGTTTCCGGCGAAGAATTCAGCGATAAGTGGAAATACGCCATGGCGGTGATGGACAGCATGGCCGCCATGAACTACGAAGACCGGCTGAACGCGGCGGGCGAGGTCTTCGGCGAGAAGCGGGCCACGAAGGTGATGGACCTTCTGAACGACTGGGGCACGATCCGGGACAACCTGGCCCACTTTGAAGGGCTGGGGATGACGGAAGAGCAGATCGGCGAGATGAGCAGCCTGGCCGAGAGGATCGACCTGCTGCACGAAACCTGGCGGGCGTTCCTGGACAGCTTTGAGGCGACCCACATGGGACGACTGAGCCTGGACCTGGTTGGCGGGGCGCAGACGATCCTGGAGGACCTGATCAAATACCTGGACAGCGGGGACGACGCGGACCTGGAACAGCTGGAAAAGGACATCGACGCCTTCTTCGACCGGATTGTGGCGGCGATCGAGGGCGCGGCGGCGAAGCTGGACGAGGCCGGGAAAAAGCTGGAGCAGAGCGACAACGGCATCGTGAGGACCATCGGGAAGGCGATGCAGGACCTGGCCGCTGCGCTGCAGTGGATCAGCGAGGAAGGGAACATCGACAAGGTAATCGCCGGATTTGAGGTGCTGGCGGCCTTCTGGCTGATGGGCAAGGGCGCGAGCCTGATCGGCAAGATCGCCGAATTTGCGGCGAACCTGAAGGTGATGCAGGGCTTCAACGCGGCGGGAGCTGCGGCCAGCGCGGCAGGCGGGGCAAGCGGCATCGCCAGCGGCCTGGGGGCGAGCATCGCAAGCGCGCTGACAAACGTGGTGCTGCCGGTGAGCCTGGCGGCGATCCTGTGCTACCCGATCCTGGACGAGCTGATCAACGGGAAGGCGAAACGCGAAAAGGCGGAAGCCGACGCGAAGAAGATCAACGAGGTGGGCAACGCGCTTCGGGACGCTGGCGTGACACCGACCGCTGAACAGACCCGGGATGCCGGGCGGGCGGTGCTGGAATACATCTTCACCGGGAAAACGCCGAGCGCGGACAAGTACAAGACCAGCGGCGAAACGGTGGAGGAAGCCATTGACGCCCTGGCGGGCGTGCCGACGGTGAACGTGGGCGGCAGCGGCCCCAGCAGCCCGGTGCGCACGGCGCGGATGGACGCGACGGCGGCGCAGCAGGCAGCGGCAGAGGCCCTGTGGGACGTGTGGCGCAGCGGCGACATGGACGGCTTCGACGTGGCATGGGACAACCTGCAGGCGGCCTTCGAGGGGAACGAGGCAACCCTGGAGCGGCTGGACGGCTGGCTGGACCGGCTGATGGAGGAATACAACAGCGCGGAGACGGACAAGGACTTCAACCCGGCGAACTGGATGGACATCCCGGCCAGCTGGTGGAAGACGCCGGCGGGCGGGACCGACACCGGGGACAACATCACCGGCAGCGACCTGCGGACCTTCCGGGGACTGCCGGCGAGCATGGCGAGCGCGGTGCAGAAGGGCGCGGCGGCCGGCGTGGCGGGGATCCAGGTGAGACTGGACGGCCGGGCCGTGGGCGAGATGGTGGCGCCATACGTCAGCACGATCATCGCACGCGACATCGTTTGATGTCACGGCGATGGTGCTGACAATGAACAATTAACAATTAAAAATGAACAATTAAAGTTACTTTTGAGAGCCGGAAGCCTTTGAAATATAAGGCTTCCGGATTTTCGTGCGCCGGCCGGAGAGCCGGCAGCTGACCAGGACAAACGAAGGAGTGAAGAAGATGCAGCTGATGCGGCGGGCGGCGCTGGACGGGGTGCAGCTGGACAGCCTGGACGAGAGGATCATTATCCAGAGCATCGAACCGGCGGCGGGCAAGGATACGCTGAACGCGGTGAGCCTGGGCGGGGCGGACGGCAGCCGGCTGACCGGAAAGCACAGGGACTGGCTGGACGTGAACATCAAAATCACGATCAACGAAAAGAGCTACCACCCGGCGCAGCGGGATGCGGTGCTGGACAAGGTGAGGGCCTGGGCCGCGAAGGGCGGCGTCCTGACGGTGAACTACAAGGAAGGGAAGCAGCTGAGTGTGATCTGCGCGCAGCAGCCGGCGGAAGGCGACCTGGCCAGCCGGGGCGGCTACACCATCACGCTGCGGGCGCTGGCGGTGCCCTACTGGGAAGCCACCCAGGCGAAAAGCGTGACCCTGACGCAGGACGACGAGGGCGAGGGCGCCCTGAGCCTGAATGGCAGCGCGAAGACCATCGGCGAGGTGACGGTGCAGAACAAGAGCGGCGACACGCTGCAGACCCTGGCCATCACCGTGAACGGCCGGGAAATGGCCTTCACGGGCCTGGGGCTGGCCAACAACGGATATTTAGTCATTGACCACGTGCAGGCGGGCGGAAGGCTGGTTAAACGGGCGAGAATCGGGCAGTCGAGCGTGCTGGACAAACTGGAAGGCGCGGACGAGTTCATCCTGGAGCCCGGGAGCAACTCCATCAGCTATGAAGCCGGCGGGGACGTGATCGTGACAGTGAGCGCGAAGGAGCGGTGGGAATGATCAGGAGACTGAACGGGCACAGCCTGCAGGAGGCGGGACGGTTCAGCCCGGAGAGCATGCCCCTGACGCTGTGCGAGCGGCAGAGCCAGGCCAGCATTGCCATCGGCCCGGAAGTGCCGGAGATCATCGTGGGCGACTGGCTGCAGGACATGGATGAGCCGGGCGAGGGCATCGTGTGGCGCGTGAAGACGGTGGAAAAGCAGCCGCTGCTGGAGAGCCGGACGGTGCAGCTGGAGCACCTGATCAACACGCTGAAGGATGAGCTGATGTTCGGCGAGGTGACGCCGAAGACGATCACCGGGAACAACAGCGCCGTGAACTGCACGGCGGCGGAAGCCATCGCCTACATCCTGGGGCAGCAGAGCATCTGGACCCTGGGGAGCATCGACAGCGCCTACAGCGGCGTGAGCAACCCCTACAGCTTTAACGGGGAGAGCCTATTCGCCGCGCTGGAGAGCGTGACGGCGAGCCTGGAGGACGCCTACTGGGAATACAGCTTTGACACGTTCCCGTTTGTGCTGAGCATCAAAAAGCTGGACAGCACGGTGGACAGCGAGATGCGGGCCAGCCGGAACATCCAGACCCTGCGCTACACGGTGGACCGGAGCCGGATGTACACGCGGTTTTACCCCATCGGCAAGAACAACCTGCATATCGACGGCGACTACGTGAGCCGGAACGAGGAGATCTACGGCACGATCAGCAAGGTGGAGACCGACCAGAGCAAGGCGACGAAAGCGGAGCTCGAGCGGTGGGCGAACGAGCGGATCGCGCGGCACTGCGAGCCGTCAGTAACGGTGACCATCGCCGGGCTGGAACTGAGCGAGGCGACGGGAGAGCCGCTGGACCACTTCACGATCAACAAAAAATGCCGGGTGCCGCTGCCGGACTACGGCACGACGATCACCGAAAAGGTGACGAAACTGCAGTGGGCCGACAAGATCAAGGAAAAGGAAAAGGTGACGGTGACGCTGGCGAACCTCCTCGAGGACGTGGCCAGCATCATCAACAGCCAGAACGCGAAAAGCGGGGGCGGCGGCCGGGCGGCAGCCAAGAACGCGGAAGAGGACCACGCCTGGTTCGTGGACACGACAGACCATGTGGCGATGGTGGCCGAGGCGATCGCCGGGGAAGGCGCGAGCCAGGACTGGAGCCGGGTGGTGGAGCTGGTGGTGGACGGAAACGGGATCCACCAGCGGGTGCAGGAGGCGAAGGACGACATCGTGACGGCGTTCAGCCTGATCGAGCAGACCAGCACGGCGATCCGGATCGAGATGGCCAGCGTGGTGAGCCAGGTGCACAGCTTCATCGAGATGACGCCGGAGATGATCCACAGCGAGGTGGCGGCGGGCGTGAGCACAATCGCCCATTCCGTTATCGAACAGACGGCGACGTACATCCACATGGAGGTGGAGAACGCGGCCTGCTCCATCACCCACAGCGTGATCGAGCAGACCACGGAGTACATCCAGACAACGGTGGAGGCCACGGCCAGCAACATCGCCTGGAGCGTGATCACCCAGACGATGACGAACATCGAGCAGAAGGTGGCCCGGAAGAGCACCACCTACACCCAGCCCAATGACCCGAACGACGGGACCAACGAGCTGCACGACGGGGACATCTGGATCAAGCGGGAGAACGCCAAGACCTGGGACGAGCTGGCGAACACCCCGTGGAACAGCACGGCCAGCAGGCCCTGGGAGAGCTTCTACGGCGATTACATCTACACGTGGAAGGACGGGGCCTGGCGGTTTGTGAAAAACACCGCGGTGGACGTGGAAAACGAGGTGAAGCTGGAGCAGACCAAGGACAGCATCGCCCTGATCGGCCACGCGGTGGACGCCGCCGGGAACGTATTCAACAGCAACCTGGAAGTAACGGCCAGGCAGATCCGCGGCGAGGTGAGCACGGCAGAGGGCCGGCTGAACAGCGTGATCGAGCAGACGAGCACCCGCATTCGGAGCCAGGTGAACGACGCCGTGAACGGGCTGAGCAGCTCGATCGAGCAGACCGCTTCGAGTATCCGGACAGAAGTGACCGCTGCGAAGAGCGCCATCTACAGCACCATTGAGCAGACGGCCAGCCAGATCCGGACAGAGGTGCGGAACACGGCCAGCGGGCTGCAGAGTAGCATCACCCAGCAGGCGAACAAGATCGCGCTGGTGGTGGACGGCGGGAACCACATCAAGGCCGCGGAGATTGTGGCCAGCATCAACAACGGATCCAGCACGATCAAGCTGAGCGCCGACCACATCGACATCGACGGTGTGGTAACAGCGCTTGGTGCATATGACATAGGATGCGGTAGATTAACCGTTGAAGGATATTCTGAATTCTATAAAACGGTTGAAATCGGTCAGGGAATCGTGTTTGACCAAGGTGCCGGAATGTCAATAGGAAACGGTAACATGCAGTATGGAAGCTACGATGTCACATGGAAGAGCAAGACGATCGTGACATACAACCTGTCAGACAGCCACGCCTTCATGTACCGGAGCGGCGACAACACGCCGACGATCCTGGGCAAGCTGGTGACAAGCCAGGCGAGCAGCACGATCTACTATCTGGGGAGGTAACAAAAAAATGGACGGGACAGGTGAAATCAAGGTAAACGACGGCGGCGGGCTGATGGACAACCTGGGGATGATCGACAGCCTGATCGTGGACTGCGAGAAGGGGATGAAGGCCCTTCTCGCGGGAAGCCCGCTGGAATACGCGGCGATTACGGTGCAAATGGTGAAAAAGCTGGGCCTGCTGAAGGCCGGCGTGAGGAACGACACGGAAGACTTGAAAAAGCAGATCCGCGAGCTGCGGAAGCTGCTGCAGGAAGAAAGGGGACAGGAAGATGCTGCTGGATCTGTTTGTGACACACTGGACGGAACCATGGGAAGTGGGGAAGAACGGCTTCGCGATGCTGTGCTGCCAGAAGGCGGTGGACTGGAGCAAGATCCGGGTGACGCTGGTGCATGACGGGACGGATCCGTTTCCGGAGGAATACTTCGCCGGGATGCCCTTTGAGGTACACCAGGAAAGCATCCCGCACGGGGGCATCGCAAAGGCCAGGAACTGGTGCATAGATCACAGCGAGGCCGTATGGATCAAATTCTGCGACTTTGACGACATGTTCAGCGGCGCCTACGCGGTGCAGCAGATGATGGACAGCCTGGAGAAGGGGCAGGGGTACGACATGCTGTGGTTTGACCTGATCTTTGACGACCACGGGAAGACGAGCATCCGGAACCACCGGGACCCGGTTTTCGTGCACAACAAGGTCTTCCGGCGGACGTTCCTGCTTCAGAAGGGGATCCGGTTCCAGGAGCACCTGACCTGGTGCGAGGACAGCGCCTTCATGGCGGTTGTGGAGATGGACATTGACCACACGCGGATCGGGAAGATCGTGGTGGCGCAGCCGATCTACATCTACATCGTGCGGGACGGGAGCCTGTGCAACCGGCCGGAAATCAAATTCAAAAACCTGTGCAGCTTCTTCGACCGGCACTGCTACGTGGCGGCGGAATTCAAGAAGCGGGGAAGGTACACGGAATACTGCACGATGTGCGCCCGGACGATGATGGACAGCTACTACACGCTGATGCGGGCGCCGGGGATCACGGAGGACACGAGCGAACTGGAAAAGCGGGTCTGGAACTGGTACGCGGAAAACCGGGACGCGGTGCTGGACTGCAAAAAGGAGCATTTTGAGCGGGTCCTGGCCGCGGTGAACCGGGAACGATTCGACGGCGGCGTGATCACCGGGGAAGAGTTTATCGGATGGCTGAAGAGCCACGAGAGGGGTGAGAAATAAGTGGCGACCTACACGAGCAAGTTTAACCTGACGAAGCAGGCG